GAACAGCATGAACGCCGTTGTGTCTGTCGGCGTACCACTACCGCTATTGACCGACTGAATAGCCGCAAGAGCGGTGTTCAGCTCACTACGGAAATCTGCTCCCGACTGGTTATCGAGCGAATAGTCGTGTCTAGGGCTCACACTTAGACCGCAACAACATGGTCAGTCTATACGCCGCGTCCATATCCGTTTGCGGCATAAGTGAAATTCCTGTTCACGTTGTTGCCGCTTGAATCAAGAACATCCATATCAAAGCCAGTAGCGCTGATGTTGCTGACGTTGACCCGTTCGCCGTCACCAAGGTTTTGGACAATAATGCCGACACTTGGCAAAAGGCTGTTCAAACCTCCAACACCTGCCACGCCAACAAAAAATGGCTTACTGAATGTCACCGATTTGGTGCTTGTTCCACTAGCTATCGCGCCATTGCTGTGATCAGAGCGCGGTTGAAGCAGAACTTGATATCCCATCTCATCAATCAGGATGTTTTCGTCAACCTTGGAGCTAGTTAGCTCTGCCTTGAACTGGAAAGCTCTGCCTTTAAAAGTGCCACTGTTAAATGGAATCCAATCACTATAAGTTGGGGTACCAGCTGGATCGTCGCTTGTAGTTCTTACGTACATTTCTGCATTCACATTTTGAATAATCCCTCCATCTATGTCCTCCCAAGTGTCAATAAGCGCAGTTCTGGCGTCAACACGATCAGATGGGAAAAACCCACGAGTTACAAAGTGACGACGCAATTCAATAGCAGAAAGTGCTATTCCGAAATCAACAGTGTTTTCAAATAAATAAGTGCCGCTTGACTTAATATTTCCTAAGAAATCAATAATGGGAATAGCGTCAAAGTCATTAACGCTATCAATATTATCGCTGCCCTGCAAAGTAAGAGCAGTCTGTTCGGTTGAGTAAAAACAGTTGGTTTTCGTGCCAGGGAACGGTGTTGATTGCTGGTCTTCGCGGTGAGTAATCAGCCCTTGTAAGCCGACTGAATCTGGAATATCAACAACGACGCTTGTGTCATTTGTGCTTAGGCGTCCGCCATCATCAGCAAACTTGAGAATGTATTCACCCTCAAGCAATGGCACGGCAACGTCAGTAGATACTCCTGGAATTGCACTGATAAGATCAACACTGTTTGAGAAGGTGGCAGTTCCATTCGTAAGGCTGCTGTGACGAACATGAACTTTGCCGCCGACTTTAACGTCTAGATCTGCTGATTGGTCCCACTTGAGGCGTGCAGTGTTTGCTGAAATTGGTTCAATCGAAAGATTCTGAACGTCTCCTGGTGGCGCTGTTTTGCCAACAAGCTCAAATGTGGCTGTTGCAATATCGCTCTGTTTGCCAAGATAGTTTTTGGCAATAATCTGAACTTTTAATATGCCAGCACGCAATGCACGCAAAGTAATTGATGGCGCAGCAGTCGTTATTTGCTCGAAATTGTCGTCATCAAGTTTATATTTTACCTCGAACTCATTTATGTTGAGGCGATTGTGACTCCAGCTCAGGTCAAATCCAGTGTGAACTGTTTGACCTTCTTGATACAAGAATTCAGCGCCATTTATATTGGTAACTGAGTCTGGAATAATTGAAAGGTTTGTTATGTCTCGTGTGGTTAGAGAAACATCTTGCTCAACAGCGTCGTAAATTGATTGGTTATAAGCAAGTGCAGTGACACCAACTGTGCCATCGTTGTTGTCGACAACAGACACAACACGAAATTGTTGGGATTGGATATCTGTTGTTTGGATTAGCCAAACAGCTGCAGCCTTTGGTGCCTCGCTAAATGCGGACGCAACAGTAACAACTGTGCCTGAAATGGTACTGATTGATTTGGTCTCTACAAGACCAGTCGGCATCATTACAGAAATAGTTGGGTTTTCTGTCAAAGTGACAGACAAATCGGTGTCACTATCAACTGTGATAGCAGTTGTAGTTGCAGAACTAACACGACCACTACGCCTAGTCCCACCACGCAATGGGTCAGCAATATCAACGACCATGCCTGGCGTAAGGACAATCCCGCTGTCGATCCCAACCGCAAAGCTGCAAGTTTCAGTTAGGTTTCTTTCACTCAAAAGCGTCCACTTTCCAAGTCTGTGTGCTTGGCCTTGTGAGTAACAACCAAGAGCACGAATGTCTTTGTTGACAATGCCATACTTAGCTACTGCAACAGGATCTTCAACGTATTCGTATTCAATCTCTCCAAGGTTGTCGTAGCTCTGCCAGCCAACAGTTGCGCATGTATGTCTTGTCTTCTCTGCTGTCCCTGAATAAGTAAACACGCCATCAATGACGTTTGTAGGGCCAAGTAAATATTGAGCATCAGTAGGCTTGTCTTGTCTTAGGACAAGTGACCCTGCTCCGTAATAAGCAATGCCACGGAAGATACTTGTCAGCTGTTGAATAACGTTGAAAACCTCATCTCTGCTGTTAATGAGAATGTTCAAGCTAAATCGTGGCTCTTGACCGCCTTTGCCGTCATCGACCAAAGTGTTGCAATATTGTGAGACAGAAAAGAAGTCAAATTTATCCAACGTGCTTTCATCTACACCAACCCCATAACGACGCTGATCAATAAGCAAATCGTACAAACACCATGCAGGATCGTTAGTCCAAGTAGCTGCTTGGAATGTGCCGTCCCAAGTCCCTGAATAAGTAATCCTTCCCAGATGTGTTGTAGTATCTACAGTCGCATTGCTTGGAATTTTTACCTTCATCCCGCGTATCAAATATTTGCGGGTAGGGACGCTGCTGAACTGCTTTGCGCTGAAGCGCAAGCCCATCATTGCACTGTTTGGATAGCGAAGTTTTTCGTCTTGTATTTCTGTATAACTACTCCAAAAAATGTTGCTTGATCTTTTAGTGCTGCTTTCGTTTTCGCTTGTTCTAATGACTCTAATATCTACAGGAAACGCCCCATCAAAATTAATCATATAGTCTCTTTGATATAGGCTACTACTTTTGCCGCTAATAGTATCAGTCAAATAAGTGTTATAACCGCCGCCATTGTATTGAATATCGATACGGAGCGACACGGAGTTTCCCAATATGTCTCCATCATCAGTAATTTTCTGAAGCGCAGGCACGTTGATAGTTACTCTTGCTCGATCAACATCAGTGTCAGTAATCGAACGTGTTACTGGAGTCCCGTTCTCAACTTTTACTCCAACGCTTTGCTCTGACTCGATGTTGCCACTACCTGCTGGAGCAGGAATATAAGATTGGCCTTGAGTTCCGTTTCTATTTACGATTGCAAAATTTTGAAAGTTAAAACTGCCATCGGCGTTTTGAAGAGGTGTGTCGTCAAGAAATATACTTCTGCCACCATCATCAAGACCTTGTATTTCGCCTTCACAAAGCAAGTCAAGAACGTTCGCGAACTGTTCTGACTGAAGAGTGTCATCAGCGTCAATTGGCGTACGGGAATTGTCACCGCCCCCTTTGCCGCCACCGCCGCCTGCACCTTGGATGTGAAAGTTTTTAATCATTAGTCAGCCTTGCTTTCGAGGAAAGCGACAAATGGATCTGCTGGCGCGGTATTTGGGGTGTGATCAACATCAAAACCGCTGCTAATCACCGATGATCCTACAAAAACACGCCCATAGGCTATGGGAACAGGTAGTCCTTGGCGAGCTGTATTCACAATGCCGCTGAAACTCATATTTGCGAGCTTTGCAGCCTCTTTACTTGCCTCGAGCCCTGGAGGTGACATCGGCGAAATTATGTCAGCGACACCACCTAAGACCAAGCCAGCACCAACAGCTGCAACACTAAGGCTGACAGCACCGAATGTCGTACCAAAAATAGTTGCGACAGTTGGACCGATAGTCGGCACAAAAACAGCAGCTGTAATCAGCAAAGCACCAGCAATAATTCGTCCAACCCCGCCAGCACCAGCTACAACAGGCGTGATGCTGAACACCTCTCGTTCACTCCAAGGCATAGCAAGAACGCCAGCACCTTCTGGAGTGACTTCCTCTTTGCCAATTTTGACGCGATAGCCGATACCGCT